TGAGACAATAAAAATCAGACTTAAAAATATACACGACATTGATAACAACGATACTATCATATGTTATTCGTACTTATATAATATTTTTAATGGTCAAATTCAACAATATTTGGCCGACATCAAATATGAATACGACAAGAAATATGTTGGTCCGTTAAAGAATTCAGTCAATTTTGGTCAGAATCAAATGATCAAGATTCTGTCATCCACACCGTTTTCTGATGGTACTCTTGTAATTAAGTTACAAGAATCTCTACCAAATACTATTGGTGTAAATACTTCGTTTTGGATTACAAATACGTCAATTGCGCCTATTGTACAAAATGTAGTTCTTACAACTACGCCTACGTTCAATACATTTACAATCAAGCCAGCAAATACAAATTTGAAAGTAAATGACAAGAAAACATCAATGTCTGTAAATTATACAGACGCTGATATTAGTAGTGCTGAAAATATCGATTTGGTTCTTAAACAAAGATTTTCTAATATTGACGTTGATTATACTGATTTTTCAAATTTCGTTGTTTATTCCTCGGTTAAAACACGTATTGTCATTTATAAAAATAAATTAAAGTCGATCAACAGTAAAGAATCATCTTTAACAGAACTCAATTCTGCAACATATTCAGATCAATATACAGTTCAGAAAATAAATGCATTAATCAAAGAAATCAATGATATCAAAATGTCATTTGACGGATACGAATATTATCTTTGGACGAACGATTATTACAATAATGTAAATCGTTTTCCACAATCATATGAAGATGATGCAGATGAGTATGATGCGAACAATCGAAATAGTTTGACGAATAATCTACCAACATATTTGTTGGGTGACGCAAATAATGATGACTTTTTAATTTTCCTATCAATGATAGGACATCACTTTGATAACATTTATATATACATCGATAAGTTTCCGATGTTATCATATAACAGTATTGGATCGGATACTATAATTCCAAATAAGATTTTAGATGGCATGTTAGCATCATTTGGATGGAAAATGCAATCGTCTGTTAATGATGTTAATTTGTCAACCAACTATCTTGCTGGTAGCAATTATGATTCTGTCGCTGATAAAACGAACATTATTAATAATAGAATATTGAATAGTTTGCCTGCGATTTTAAAAGCAAAAGGTACCATTGAAAGTGTAAAATTATTATTGGCATGTTACGGTGTTCCACATAACATCATCAATGTCAGAGAATTCGGCGCGTATTCAGACATATCACAATCTCTATATACGTTTGACAGACATTCATATTTGTTAAGATTGAATCCACAATCTAACATTGTCACGCCGTACTCTGAAAATATTCATACCGTTGAATTTAAGTTTGCGTTTAGTAATTTGTATAGCAAAACATATGCTCAACAAAGTCGGATTGATTTGTTGAGAAAATATCCAGCATCATCTTCAGAGCCGGATTACAGAATTTATGCTTATAAGGAATCATTGGGTAATAACGGTAAAATCATATTTGAAATTGGTGATGCTGAAATTTCATCTGATTTGCTTCCTATTTTTGATGGTAACGCATATAGTGTAATGTTACGTAGAAATTATCCATCTGATAATTATTTAACATCATCGAATATCAATGAGTTACCAACTACCTATGAATTAGCCGTTGAAATTAATGAAAACGGTGATAGTCGATTGCGGTCTATAAAATCACAAACGTTTGAATACGAACAAAATGTTGCTTTTTCATCTGGCACATCTAAATTTTTAAAATTGGGATCTACTCAATTTAGTGGATCAATTGATAAACTTAATTTGTGGAATGTTCCTATTACTGATAATAATTTTAAGGAACATGTTAATAATTTCGATTCATACTATGAGGCAAATGATTCAAATATACGAAATAATTTGTACTTCAGACTTGCATATAATTATCCAAGACGATTAAATACATTTGTAGAAACATATCAATATCAGTCAAATGGATCAGTATTGACATCTTATTTGTATAACATCCCAACCACATCGGTTAGTGCCAATATATCATACGATTCATTAGAGAATAATCCAGACTTATATGATGAAACTTTAATGATACGATCAATGTATTCTGGTAGTTATTCTACTAGTTCATTGTATCCATATGCCAATATATGTTTGGGGGAAACGTCATCTGCTTATCCATATAACTTCATTGAGTATAATATAAATCAATCATACAGAATGTCGAATTATGGACCTAACTTATTATGGAATAATAAGATTTCCATTAAAGATCATAAAGATCTTTCTGTGTTGACACCATTCGATAGAAGTACATCAACAGATACCGATTATGATTCACCATTAATTGGTGTATTTATGTCACCGGTATCTAGTAAAAATGAAGAAATTCTAAGATACTTTGGTGACAAAAATGTAGTGGGTGAATTGGGAGATCCAAGACAAGAATTTTCATCTAGTTATTCGGTACTTGATAATATGAAGGCATCATATTATTCATCTGGATCGCCAACATATAGCGGTCGTATTTTATATCAGGAATTTACAAGTATCTATAAACTTTATTTTGATTCAAGTATATTTGAATCGATTCGAAACGTAATTGCCGCACGTAACATTTTATTAAATGGTATTTTGGTTGAACCAACTATTTTGGAACGTATCAAGTTTCCATTGAAACCAATTGAATCCGAAATCGTTGAGGACACAGTCGAGTTTGCTGATCTTGTTCATTCGTGTTCAGCTGAGAATATTACGGTATGGCGTAACGATCAATATCAAACGGAAAATTCTAGTAGTTATCTTCAATTCGTTGATAAGAAACCTATTATAGCATTTCCTGTTTCACAATCTTTACTTTTACAAAACAATTTCCAAGGAAGTTATAGTTACATAAATGATGTTATAACAAACGAAGAATTGGTGACATCAAGCGAATTGGAATCTACAAATAACTTCGGAATTACATTTTTTGATGTTGTAATAAGCGGATCATCTGATATTTCAGAGTCAGTACCACATTATACATGGATGGTACCATATAGTGCTTCAATACAAGAATATGATACATCGGGATTTGTACACTCATATACCAAGATCTTGAATAAGTTAGTAGTTACTCCGAAGAAAACATATGATTTATTTCCATATACTGTAGGACCAGTTTTTCGTGGATCTACACAAAATTTCTTGGGGAGTAGACATAATCCAATTCGTTGGGATTTATTTACTGTAATATCTGATAATGTAACAAAATATGGATATTTCGTGAAATCAAAACAGACATCAAATTATACTGTAGATTCATGTGGCAATCCAGATAAAAGTTTACCAGTGATTAGTACAATTGTATCAAATACCTCTGTATCGACAGGTAATAACGGCGTTCTAACGGTTCAATGAAAAATAATAAACAAAAAGACAGTTAAAACAATACTTATAGACAAAGACATATGGCATACGTAGATAATAAAACAATTACTGTGGACGCAGTTCTAACTAAAAGAGGAAGAGAGCTATTGGCACAGACTGGTAATTTAAATATTACCTCATTTGCATTGGCGGATGACGAAGTAGATTATGGACTATACAATCCAAATCACCCACAAGGCAGTGCATATTACGACATTGCCATCAGAAATACTCCTGTATTTCAACCATTGTCAGACGAAACACAATCTATGAAGTACAAGTTGGTGACGCTTGCACAAGGTGTTACTTCGATACCGGTGATTAGTTTGAATGTTCAATCAATTGATCTTCAAAAGGATAATAAATCCGACAGCATTATTTCACCAACCACAAATCCAGCATACAATTTGACGTTGGGTTACACCGCTATATTGTCAAATAAAAAGGTTGGTACGTTGATTGTGGATCAATCAAATGCATCAGGTACTACAACAAACACGGTTCCATCGTTTGCTAATGATTTAATTAGTACCACATCACAAGCTGTAGTTGGTAACAGATTCAAATTTGTACCAAATACTTCATTGACAGTGACAACATCCACAACAATTACGATAGTGGGTAACGAAAGTGGTGGATCAATAGCCATTCCAGTCACCGTAAGAATTTCTTAAAAATATGATCTATAAACAATTTGAGCAGTCTGATATTGTAGCCGGAAGATCGACGAAAGTATCTACTGGCATTTTTAACAACGGCCAAGTATCTCTGGTTCAAAGTAACTTCGCATCTGGAAGTCTTCAAGCTACAATTTCTGGATCAAATAGATACGATGTATACAACGGATATTATTATCTTGATGTATATCCAAGTATTGCTGCAACCTCCAGTTCTAACGATTCCATTTTTAGTATAGCATACGGTAACGCTAATGGATATGGTACGAGTTATGATGAGTATACCAACATCAAAGCAAGTCCTACAAGGGCAATTTGGAGTCAATATGTTAACGCATTAAACGCCGGGGAAAATTTCTCTGTTAAATCACAAGTATCACCCGGAGCTAGTATATCTAATGTAACACTGTCAACTGATTTTATTGCTCTATCATTTAATTCACAAAAGATTCGGGATGGAATTGATGTTGGACAATTTCAAATGACTGTGGAAAATGATCAAACAAATTACTCGTTTAATCTTATTGATGATTCTAGTATTACAGGTCAAAGTGGATCGGCTGGATATTACAATTTAATTTTGGGTAACTATAATACATCTACAGGTCAAGTAAATTATAACAATTATACTTCATATCCAAGTGGTAGTTTATATTCTGGATACACAAGTTATAATGGAAATAAAAGCGTTGCTCAATATCATCCAAACACTGGAATTGGATTGTTGTTTCCAAAAGCAGGTGTTGTGATTTTGAATTTAAATTTCTTATTGAACGTTAATAATGCCGGAGTATCCGGGGCTGGACCTGTGCCATTGATTCCAATTCCTGATACAGGTGTAACCAGTCCAAGAGTAGCAGCTCCTGACCCCGTGACGAATGTTAAAAACTATTTGTTTAATCAGTCTATCTATAATATGATTCGTGCGTCATCCGTTGGTATGAGATTGAGACGTAGTGAATACGTTCCGTCACGTCATTATTTCATTCGTGTAAAGAATCGTGATTTTAATTATTCAAACAATCCTACGTTTACATATTCAACTTCTACGACGGATGCGGTAACCGGTGAAACAAATCAACGTGGTGATATTAAACAAACGGAATTCTTGACCGATCCAAAAGTGTATCCTACATCTGTTGGGTTGTATAATAGTAACAACGAACTTGTTGCTGTTGCAAAATTGAGTAGACCAGCACAAAAGACATTTTCAAATGAACTTTTGATTAAGGTTCGTTTGGACTTCTAATCAAATGATAAAGCCCATTCAGTCGAATGAAATTTTCAATACGCCGTTTATTACGAACAAATTGTGGACACTAAATTCTACAAGTTCGGTTCAAACGGTTGAGGAGGGCTATTTTGTTAGTAGCAGTTATAATTTTTACGATTCAGCATCATCTGCTGCATTTGGTTTTGCGGTAGAACCTCAAAACGATAATGGCACTTATAAACGATTGGTTTATCAAGTTGTCAAAAACGCATATTATAATAGTAATATTGCACAGTCATTTGGATTGGAAACAACCGATCCGGATAAAGTTATAAAAATAATTCAAGATACGTGCGTTAGAATTACTTTACCAAGAACATATTTTGGAGAATCCATATTACGTGATTCTGTAATCATATACGATTATTCCAAAGATAAAAATTATACTATTTTGGATGATTCCTATGGAAATCTATATGTAGAGGGTACACATTTCATTAATTATACTGAAATAACTTCTTCTCTGTGAACTTCGAATAATTATAGATAGGAATTTTTCATATGTCAATAGGTATAGTACGACAAAACGCGATGTTTGGATACAAGGTTGAAGCACACGATAGGTTTGCTGCCGTAGGGTCTCCGAATCCACAACATGCTGGACAACAAGGTACCGGAAGTGTAGATGTTTATCGATATGATGCTTCTAAAGGAACGTATTCGTATTATGGTACCACACAGACATTAAGAGCATACGGTACGTCAGGCACAGCAGGTACGTCAGGCACAGCAGGTGGTGGTGTTGCTATTAATTATGATGGATATGGATTATCATTTGATTTATATAATAGAGTATTAGCGGTGGGTGATCCATATTTTTCTGGTAGTTATGATGGTGTGACACAAATTAAAGAAAGTTATGTTGACATATATTTGTTAAACCCGACATCTTCTATTGTACAAAACTTGTATACTGCACAAAAAATCAATACCACAATACCCTCATCGATTGATTATTTCGGTGGATCGGTGTCAATAAATAATAATTATATTGTAGTTGGTGCAAAAAACACAGGTGCTTCAAATGAAGGAAGCGTATACATTTATAGTTATACTACCGGATCAAACACTTTTAATTATAATTCATCTGCAATTAAAATTGATGGATTAATATCAAATAGATATTTTGGTTCTGAAGTTCGTATTGATAAGGGCGGATCAAATACAATTTTGATTGCTGAATCATCTTCCGTTGAAAAACCCAAAGTGTTTTTATACACAAGTTCGTCAGCTGGTTGGTATCGTTCTCACACTTTTACATCAATAACCGGTTCAATTGATCTTCCATTTGATGATATTGATTCTTATAATTATGTAAAAAATTCATATGATCAATTTGGTAAAAGTATTCAAATTAATAAGGACACTGTTGTAATCGGTGCCCCTAAAGATGCATCGTACTATGAATATTCTGGATCTACTATTAAATATAATCGTGGTTCTGTTTATGTGTACGGTAGAGTTGATTGTCCAACTGATTATACCGAGTTAAGTAATAGTGGAAGCATTTATTATCAACAGTCACAATCATATTGGGATTTGATAGATAAATATATCGGCGATGAAAACACGATCAAAGGAAATCAATTGGGTTGTGCGGTTGATGTATGGAACAACAATATTATTGTTGGGTGTATTAGTTCTAGTATTGATTTTTGCACTAAATCAAATATTTCAAGTTCTATAAGTCAATCATTCAGTGACTATCCAATTTATAATGGTCAGTACATTTTATTAGATAGAACCGGATCGTCAGTATCTTCAGTGACTTATGATTATAAAAAGAAACTTGTAGGATATTCTTACATGTCATATGCATATGATGTAGCTATTTCTGATAAATCGATTGTAATTGGATCGCCACTGATTATTAATGATTTCACGTCGAGTAACACGTTTACAGTAAGTCCTAGTGTACCGCTGACTGTTATGGATCATGTTAAAGGACATGTCTATTTTTCAACACTGTCATCTTTGAGAACCGATTATCACGCTGGTAACGTTTTTTATAGAAACGGTGAAATCGTTTTTTCAAATACTGGATCACAATTTACTGAAATATTAAAAACGTGGGATAACGATGAATATGAATATGATCTTTCTTATAAGAGCAAATATACTATCAATGAGAAATCTGTAATATGTGTAGTTGATACTGGTGAATTTAATATTAGTACAAATCCTACAGCATTAGATGAAACCCGCCCGGGGTTTGACTTGATGGGAAACCGAGAAGTTGATTTTAGAGATGTTAATTTGATATTATTGTACATCGTTGATATCAATACTCCCGGAAATCCAAATTTTGCAACTGACGATACGTTTTGGGATGAATATGTTATCGAAACAAGTTCTGAAAGAAGTGTATTCGAATATTATAAAACATATTATGGATATGGACCAACAACATTAAAGTCACAATACGCAACATATAAATCACAGTTAATTGATTTGGAATCACAATTTGATTTTGATGGTGATGGAAAGGTTTCAATAAATGATGCCAAAATATTCTGGAAATTCTTTATTGGTTCTCTTAGAATTGAAAATTACAATTTATTAATCAATCCGTTATCAACTAGAAAAACGCTTTCGGATGTTGTCTCATATATAACATCAAAGACATCTAAATATGTTAATACAAATGGAATACCTAGTATCAAATCTACTTTCTTGGATTATCAAGAGAGTTCATCACTTGACATTACTGGCTCATATTTGGCACCCTATATTACTACAATTGGGTTATATAGCGGGTCAGACTTGGTTGCGGTAGCAAAATTATCGTCTCCTCTTAAAAACGGTGGTGAATATCCACTAAATTTTTTGGTTAAATGGGACGTATAATCATATTTATAATAAAACATAGATTAATATTATGGCAAATTCAATTGAAAGAACGTCAGTAACCAAAGATCTCGCATCAAGATATTTTTCAGACCGTACCGGTGGTGCGTTTGATGCAAAGAAAGCTGGCACAAACACAGCGATTCTTGGTCTTCAAGGTGGTTTTGGATATACGCAATTGTCAAAGACTTTGACCATTGAACCGGGATTTACTACTGGTATGAACACAAGTCGTCGTGAAAATTTTACAGACGCTGCATTGTCAAAGACAGGATTGTATCGTGTAGTTGATACCGCACGATATAAACAATAATCAATATAAAATAAGTTATGACGTTAGGATTAGATGCAAGCACATCTACGGTTGGATGGGCATTTTCGGATGATACTAAAATAGTTAATGCGGGATTTTTAGATATATCACATTTAGAGACTTCCAAAGAGAAGTCTTTTTTTGTTTTGGAACATCTCCGGTCTACACTATTACTTAATCGTGTGGATGAAATCAATTTGGAGGCAGCATTGAGTGGATTTGCAGGTGGACGAACAAGTCAACAAGTTATTATTAAGTTGGCAAGATTCAATGCCGTGTTTGAGTATATCATTTCAGAAGAAACCAAACTCAAAATCAATTTATGTAATGTCAACACCATGCGAAAACAGTTGTTTGGAAAGGCCAGGGTCAAAGGTATAAAGCCCAAAGAATTTGTTAAAGCCAATGTTGTTCAATTTTTTGATGTCGTCAAATACGACAAGAAAAAGAAAAAAGGAAGTTGGGACGAACGTAACGGTGACATGTATGATGCGGTAGTATGTGCTTTATTTAAAGCATAATTTTGTTGATTTTGATTATTATTCTGATACAGTAGTAATATGCTGTTGTATCAGACAGAAGTTGTCACCATTTTAAATAAAGCACTAAAGCAGTCCGCCAAGATTCGTAAGGGGACTGATGCTGTGTATTTTTGTCCGATCTGTAAACATTACAAAAGAAAACTTGAGATTAATACGGTCACTGGAAAATATCATTGTTGGGTATGTGGTTTGTCAGGTACTTCATTAAAAACATTATTCAAAAAATTAGGGTTATCAGGTGACTATCTAAGTCAGATTTATAAAAACACCGAGTCTTATAGAAAACTGCCACAAAATGACATCAGTGCAATCTTAGAAATATTTTCAGAAAAGAAATCTGAAATTATTGAACAACTTATTCTTCCAAAAGAATATCGGTCATTTTATGATGACGAGTTGACGTTGACCGGCCGACATGCTTTGAAGTACCTCAGAAGTCGCAACATTACCAAATATGATGTATTGCGTTATAATATCGGTTATTGTGATGGTGGACAATTTCATGGTAGAGTTTTAATTCCATCGTATGATTCGTCTGGCCATTTAAATTTCTATTCAACTCGTAGCGTATTTGAAGATGTCAAAATGAAATACGTCAATAGTTTTGTATCAAAGGATATTATTGGCTTTGAAATGTTTGTGGATTATAATCAGCCAATAACTTTGGTTGAGGGTGTATTTGATGCGATCTCAGTCAGAAACAATGCAATTCCTTTATTCGGAAAAACACTTTCAAATAAGTTGAAATCCGCTTTGATCTGTAATATAGTGAAGAACGTCAACATAGTTTTAGATAATGATGCTTTGGTTGATTCTATTAGAATTAGCGAGTTTCTATTGAAAAATAATATTGACACACGGTTAGTTAAACTTGATGGAAAAGATCCGTCCGAACTTGGATTTATAAAAACGTGGGAATTGATTAATAATACACCAGTTCTTGATTTTGAATCGTTGTTTCGTAATAAATTATCTATTTGAATTTTATGGTTACAAAACTTACATGTGAAGTATCAAACTTCACCAATATTATCCACATCGCAGATATTCACATTCTGTTGACTAAACGTCATATTGAATATCGTGAGGTATTTGAAAATCTATATAAGACAATTGACAAGACACCACTGTCAACTGTCGTTTGTGTAGTTGGAGACGTTTTTCATAACAAAAGCGATCTGAGTCCCGAATGCGTTGAAATTGCGTCCCAATTTTTGAAGAGGTTGGCTGATATCCGTCCAACTGTCCTCACAGCTGGTAATCATGACGCAACATTGACTAATAAAAATAGGATGGATAGTTTGAGTCCAATCGTCAATGCAATCAAACATCCAAATTTGTTTTACCTAAAGGACACCGGAGTATACCTTCTAGGGGATATTTTGTTTAATAACTTTTCAGTATTCGACGAACACTCTCCTGAGAATTATATAAAATTTGAGAATATTCCAAAGACGTATGTTAACAACGCTACTTATTGTATTGGATTATATCATGGACCAGTTGATAGTGCTGTAACTGATATTGGCTATAAGGTCAGTAGTAACACCAAAAACGAACTGTTTGATGGACATCAAATCATTTTGCTTGGTGACATTCATCGTCATCAAGTTCTTCAGACCTATAGAACCGATGATAACAATGTACGTAAACCTGTGGTTGTTTATTGTGGTTCGTTGATTCAACAGAATCATGGTGAAGAACTACGTGGTCACGGATTTGTATATTGGGATCTAAAAACTCTTAAGTTTAAACACGTTGAAGTTAAAAACGAATATGGGTATTTTACTGTTGAAGTTGATAATGGAAAGTTGATCACGGATTTAACAACGATTCCAAAGAAAACAACTCTACGTGTTAAGTCACTGGAAACGGTTGCATCTGAAATGAAATCAATCATATCAGAGATACGTAAACACACTGAATTGATCGACATCAATTATCTACGAGTTGATAATTTGATTTCTAGTTTGACTAATTCGACTGTACCTAATTTGAATGTACATGGACTATCCAACATTACATATCAAAACAAGTTGATTTCAGAATATCTTCAGGATAAACACACAAATATCCCGGATCTTCTTATTAAAGAAGTTGAAAAGATCAACACCGAACTGAATGACTTGATTGTAAAAGATCTTACTGCTAAGAATATTCGATGGAAGCCGAAGCGGTTTGAATTTGACAATATGTTCAGTTACGGTGAAGGTAACGTAATTGATTTTAGTAAAATGAAGGATGTTGTGGGTTTATTTGCTTCAAACGCAAGTGGCAAATCTAGTATTCTTTCAGCATTGTCATTTTGTATTTTTGATAAATGTGATCGCGCATTTAAAGCTATTCACGTTATGAATACACAAAAAATGTCATTTCGTTGTAAGTTCAATTTTGAAATTGATAAGATCAATTATTTCATTGAACGTATTGGAGTTGCTGACAAAAAGGGAAGTGTAAAGGTAGATGTCAAGTTTTGGAAAGAAGAGAATGGTCAAGTAATTGAACTTAATGGAGAAGCTCGTCGTAATACAAATGATCTTATCAGAGACTATGTCGGTACATATGATGATTTTATTCTTACCGTATTGAGTATTCAAAACAGTAAAACTGGTTCGTTTATTGATCTTGGTCAGAGTGAACGTAAGGATCTATTGGCACAATTTATGGGACTTACCATTTTTGATAAATTGCATGGTTTGGCCAATGATAAAATGCGTGAATGGGCAGTTGTGATGAAGAACTTTGCTAAGGTTGACTATAACGTAGAGTTGGAAACTTTGACGACCAACATTACAAATGCTGAGTCTGTAATTCGTTTAAAAGATGACGAACTAAAGACGTTAATGGAAAGTCGTGATGTTGAAAACGAAAAGATTGAGGATACAACCAAACAGTTGATCAAGATTAATATCACCACAACTGACGTTTCTGGATTAGAGTCACAACGTATTAACACCGATAAAAAGATCGTTAGTGAACAGTTAAAGTATGACACTGAAATTCCGAACATTGAAAAGTTAAATAATGATATTAAACCAATTAATGATAAGGTTGAAAAGTTCAAGTCTGATGATATCGAGTCCAAGTATTCAGAGTATAATACTTTGAAGTTGGAAGCGTCTAATATTGAAGGTCAGTTGGAACGTAAAAAGTTGATCGTTACAACCAAGTTGGACAAGTTGAAAAAACTTGAAAATCACAAGTATGATCCAAATTGTACTTTCTGTGTTAATAACGTTTTTGTTCAAGATGCAATCAAGACCAAAGAAGATCTTGAAAATGATAAGATTGACGTTAAAGGTTTGATTGAAAAATTGAATGGCGTAAAAAACAAGTTGAGTGTCGTTGAGATTATTGCAAATCAATATCAGGAGTATAGAAACCTTGTTAACAGTCTATCGACGTTGACCAAGAATATTTCTAATCTTGAAAATCTTCAATTACAACGCGAGAATACGATTGTTAAGGAAAAGAATTTTTTGGAATCAATCAATACCAAGATCAAAGAATATTATAATGCAAAGGACGCTATTGAATCCAATTTTACGGTTCAAAAGGTAATTGATGATATTAAATCAAACCTTAAAAATATTGACTTTAACATTCGTAATGTTAACTCTAACATCACGGATACTAAGAGCAAAATCAACAATTGGAATTATCAGAAGTCTCAAATTGAAGCCAAAATTGTTGAAGTGAAGGAGACTGAGAAGATTTATAATGCCTACACATATTATGTTGATGCAGTGTCTAGAGATGGATTGCAGTATCAAATCATCTCTAAAGCGTTGCCTGGGATCGAGGCACAGGTCAATAACATTCTCAATCAGGTTGTAGAGTTTACCGTATCATTTCATACCGATGGAAAGAACATAATGACTTATATTGTGTATGAAGATAAAAAGTGGCCATTGGAATTGTCAAGTGGACTTGAAAAGTTTGTAAGTTCATTGGCAATTAGAGTTGCATTGATTAATGTATCGAATTTACCCCGTCCTAACTTTATTGCGATTGATGAAGGATTCGGATGTGCTGATAGTGATCATCTATCTGCTATGTCTAATTTATTCTCGTTTTTGAAGAGTAACTTTGACTTTGTATGGATCGTAAGTCACTTGGATGTATTGAAGGATATGGTTGATACTCGACTGGAGATAATCAAAGACAATGGGTTTTCACGTATTAATTTCCAATGATTTCTATATGTATTGTTGAACACAATATATATGGCAATTATATCAAATGCAAGAAATGCCGGACAGAAACAGAATCTTTCAAGTCTACGGGTTGATATTGAAGATACCTCGTTTCTGTCCGAGTATTTTGTATTATCCGAATACAACCCAAAATTTACAGCTGGAAAAAATACATTTTTATTAAACGGATCCGATAAACTTGCATCGGGAACTCCTATACAATTTGAAGCGTTGGATATTTTTGGCAATTCTTTATACATTGAAGTTGCTAAAACCAATACCATTGCTTACAAAGAAGGCGGTGCCATTAGAATTGCAGTTTATGTTTATAGTGATACACCGTATGGTGTTGGAAAAATCATTCTTGTAAGTCGTGAAAAACAAACGAACAAAATAGTTCGGTGGGTTGGTAATATACAAATTAATTCGTTGGTTCAAAATACATCCAAAGTTTTGTTTTATAAGGCCCCCACATTAAAAGTTAATTCATCATTTGTACCGATTGTTATAGATAGATCATCCGGTTATGTACAAACAATCACTAATTCGCCGGTATACACATATGCTGTAACTCCACGAAAGGGAGATGATTATGGCACGTTTGATATCAATTCAACACCAATAGATTACAGATTAACTGTATTGAATGCTGGATTAATATTATCGTCATCGATGAAAAATTCATTGGTTGATCTGTACGTTTCAAAAATCGATGATGTTGACGGGACTGTAAACATCACATCTTCTAATGTCATTATCGACATTATTGATGAAAAAACAGTAAAGTTAAAAAATCCGATTTACTACATTAACAGTCAAAATAAAAAAATCATTGTTAATTCAACGGATACAAAACTCAATACGTCATTTACTAATATAAGATATGATACGAGATTTATTACCAGTTCATCTGATAATCAATCAGTTGCGTTCGTTGAATATTCTAATATTAAAACATTTTGTGGCAATGTATATCGTCACAAATTGTATCGGAGAAGTTTAAGTGCAGCTGGCGATTTTGAGATTGTTGCTGACGAGCCGATTTTAGATTCTGATGTATTGATTGATGCAACTACACCTAATACCTTTTTCAAAAGTCTAGGATCGTTTCCAAATGAAGATCATCTGAAACACTATTGGTATAGTAGTTCATCGGATATCATTATGCATAGATCAGCTTCACATTTGATGGATTCTATTCAAATTGATAATGTTGGCAATACAGAACGTTATATTATTGTAAAGAACGACACTAATGGTGGTAGTAAAACGCATGTGTATTCTCCATATAATGAGGCTGAGAATATCAGTGAATCCGGAATGGGATATGATAGTAACTTCATGAAATTGTATCCTGATGTAACATATAAACTTTCTTGCAAATCACGAATTGTAAAATTAAATACGGCAAAACCAGCTTACGTTTCATTTTATATTACATCATCTTTATATGATAAAATTAATTCAGATGAAAATTATGATGTAAACAGAGGAGTTAAACTCGGAGAATTTTATTTAGACGAACAGTCATCTTCTTTATACAATCCAAATCCAAGTGTTTTTTATAGTAGGTTTAAAAATTCGTTCAATGGAACGATGGTAATTTATACAAACAATTGTTCGGCTACATTATCGGATATTAAACTAACTACATATTCGGAGCCATCATTTTCACCTGATATTTTTATAACACGCATTCCATTTCCAGTGTCGGTTGCTGGAGAACAGTTTGAACTTAAAGCTGAACTATTTGATGTAAATTCAAACTTGGTATATTCTGATCTTCGTACAATCAGTACATTTGATGTATCCGGATCAACTGTATACAAAAGCATCCCCGGTATTTCATCCAGTGATACTACTAATGGATTGACAATTTTCAACATGACGGTCAAAACTCAACAAATTAGTCCATCACAGGGAATAACAATGTTGGATTCTTCAAGATTTAGTTTTGAATCAAGTGGAAGTAGTGATCACAGTGTAACTGATGCAACATTTCATATAAAGAAAGGAACTATTAGTATTAGTCCACAGTCAGTATCTACAATTGGCGGCAAAGTATACATACGTCCAAGCGACTTGTTAGATATCAAACCAACCGCCGTTGGAACGATGGATAATGTTAATATTGGAGTAACAACGACTGGTACTGGAAGATTTAGTACACTAGAAGCAGTAACTACTATGACGGTACCTATCGGTACACAACCCACTACGGTGTCTCAAACGGTAACCAGTACATCTCTTGCAGCAACGCCTGGTACTGTTGACGTGGTATGTCCATTGAAAACGCCAGATGGTTGGTTATCTATTAATGGTAAGAAAGTTCCATATTACGATTAATTGACAATATTTATAAGACAATATGGTAAAATTAACTGATTTTCTTGTTGAAGCTGCTTCAAGTTCTAGTGAACAATATATGGAGAAAAATTCACTACGTCTTGATAACACCGTCAAATATCTTCAAACCAAGAAAAAGGTATTATTGATTGCTACATCAAATAGATGGGATGGTCATAAAGATGATGAAGCTAAATCTACACAACTTGCAAAGTTGGTGGCTGATCGTTTGGGTACGGATAAGTGTGAATTTATTGACGTGAGTAAGTTGAATATTGCCGCATGTGAGGGTAACGTATCATCTAAATGGGGAAATCATTGTGGACTAAAAGATGCTGCATTAAAAGATAAAGAAAAAAACCCCACCGGTAATCACCGGTGTTGGGCGAGTATCAATAATAAATCAGATGAACTTTGGAAGATAACTAAACCATTGTTTGAAAGCGATACTGTTGTGTTTTTTACGTCAATTCGTTGGGGTCAAACCAATAGCATTCATCAAAAATTGATTGAACGTTTAACATGGTTGGAAAATCGTCATACAACATTGGGGGAGTCCAATATTATAAAAAACATTGATGTGGGTGTTATTGCGATAGGACAAAATTGGAATGGCAAGAATGTTATCAGTACTCAAAAACAAATGTTAGAATTTTATGGATTTAAAACTCCAAATGAATTGTTTTGGAATTGGCAATACACGGATGATGCTAAAGATGAAACAAAAAAATCATATTCAAAAGCTGTCACGGTATTTAATAATACATTCGAAGTATAAATCAAAATAAAAAGTTATGAAAAGAGCATTAGGAAAAAGCAATTTGGCAATCGTCAGAGATTATCTTGACGGCAACCGTCCATTTATTCAAGTGGGTTATACAACAGACTCTGAATTCGCCGATAAAAAAGAAGGTGAAATCTGGATTGATGTAAATAACAAAAAGTGGATAAAGAAAAATGGAACTAAACGTGCAATTAATAACGTTAATTCATCTATCATTCAAGCAACTAAACGTCATTGTAAGGATTGTAATATGGATATTCGTTGGGGAAATAGATATGACGAAATCTTTTTCAATAAAACCGGGATGTGTCAAGAATGTATAACTAAGTTTGAAAGCAAACTAAGGGTAGAAGGTAAATACGATGATTATGAACAAAAGAAATTGCTTCAAAATCAATTGAGTCAAGCCAAAGAGTTCAGAATCAAAGTTCAAGAGAGTTTTGATTTTGTATCTACTCACGAAAAGATTTCATTTCCAAATGGAGACGGAACTCTTGATGAATGGACAATTGAACGCAAAGAAAATATTTTGAAGGATTTGAAAAAAGATCTAAAGAAGATTGATAAACAGATTATTAAGATTGAACAGAAATTGGAGAAACTAAATCATGTCGAATGATCAGAAATCCTTGAGAGACATTATCAAGTCAGAATATAAAAAGTGTCTTGAAAATCCGATGTATTTCATGAAGAAGTACGTTAAGATTCAACATCCTAAACGTGGAACTATTCCTTTTGAACTATATCCATTTCAGGATAAATCATTACAAGAAATAATTGATCATGATTATAACATAATCCTCAAAAGTCGTCAGTTGGGTATTACTACATTGAGTAGTGCTTATAGTTTATGGATGATGATATTTAACAGCGATAAAAATATTCTGTGTATTAGTATTACACAAGAAACATCAAAAGAAATTGTTACCCGTGTACGTTTTGCAAATGACAATCTTCCAAGCTGGTTGAAAGTTCCGTGTGTAGAAGATAATCGATTATCATTGCGTCTTAAAAATGGATCACAAATTAAAGCTGTATCATCATCTGGTACAGCTGGTCGTTCTGCTGCACTGTCAATGTTGATCATAGACGAAGCTGCGTTTATTGATAACATTGATGAAATTTGGACATCTGCACAATCTACACTTTCAACTGGAGGTAAAGCAATTGTTTTATCTACTCCAAACGGTGTGGGTAATTTCTTTCATAAAACATGGGTAGAAGCGGATGCAAAAAAGAATAAGTTTCATACTATTCGGTTGCCGTGGTCTCTTCATCCAGAACGAAACCAAGTTTGGCGAGATGAACAAACAAAACTTCTTGGACCAAAGATGGCTGCGCAGGAATGTGATTGTGATTTTGCAACATCCGGTAATACAGTTGTAGATGTTCCAATACTTGATTTTTATAAACAGTCGATGGTACGTGATCCAATTGAAACCAGAGGAATGGATAAAGCACTATGGCTGTGGGAATATCCAGATTACACTAGATCATATTTGGTTTGTGCTGACGTTGCTCGTGGTGACGGTGCTGACTATAGCTCATTTCATGTTATCGATGTAGAAAGTTTTACTCAAGTTGCTGAATATAAAAGTCAAATTGGCACGAAAGATTATGGTAACTTGTTAGTGAATGTAGCAACTGAATATAATAACGCTTTATTAGTTATTGAAAATCTTAACATTGGTTGGGGTACAATTCAACAGGCATTGGATCGTAAGTATCCTAATTTATTTTATAGTAGTGCTGATCTAAAGTATGTGGATGTTGAACATCAAATGAGCAACCGAATACATTCATCAGAGAAGAAAATGACGCCTGGATTTACTACGACTTCGGTTACTAGACAGTTGATTATTTCACGGTTAGAAAGTTATATGCGTGAAAAATCTATTAATATTCAATCGACTCGATTGATAGATGAATTGTATACATTCATATGGAATAATGGTAAGGCTGAAGCAATGAGGAATTACAATGACGATTTAGTAATGGCATTTGCTATTGGATTGTGGGTACGAGACACTGCTTTAAAGTTGAGACAACAATCAATTGATCTTACAAAAAATATGATTGGTAATATTAATAGATCTGAAAATCAAACATCTCCAGTGTATAATACAAAACAATCTATTGCACCACAATCGTGGGAAATGCCAACTGGTATAAACAATCAAAAAGAGAGTTTAACTTGGTTATTATAATGATATTACACTATTTATTTACGAAATACAATACAACCGTATGGCAGATCAACCAACAGATTTAAAAAGCAGATCATTATTTGCTCGACTTAAGAGACTTTTTTCTACCGATGTCATTGTTCGTAATGTCGGTGGTAAAAAATTAAAAGTCGTTGACACCGATGAAGTAGCATACGCAACTGATAGAAATACGCTCAGAGATCGTTTTAATCGTATTCGTACTTCTGCATACAATCAATATAGTAGAGATTTCACACTCAGTTATCAAGCAGCTCGTATAGAACTGTTTCGTGATTATGATACAATGGATATGGATCCGATTCTCAGTTCGGCGTTGGATATTTATGCAGACGAATCATTAACTCGCAATGAATTGGGTGATATTTTAATAATTAATACACCAAATGATAATATCAAACAGATTTTACGTAATCTGTATTATGATATTATGAATATAGAATTTAACCTTTGGAGTTATGTTCGTAACATGTGCAAGTACGGAGATTTTTATCTTCGGTTGTATATTAGTCCAGAATACGGTGTATACATGATTGAACCAATTAGTGCTTATAATGTTACACGTGTTGAAAATAGTGATTTATACAATAAGAACTATGTTAAGTTTCAAGTAAATCTTCCCGACGGTGGTAAAGTGGAAGATTTGGAAAATTATCAAATAGCACATTTTCGTATGTTGAGTGATAGTAATTTTCTACCATATGGTAAAAGTATGTTAGAAGGCGCTCGTCGTGTATGGAAACAATTGAGTTTGATGGAAGACGCAATGTTGATTCATCGTATTATGCGTGCTCCTGAAAAAAGAGTATTCAAAATCGACGTTGGTAATATCCCGCCAAACGAAATTGACTCTTATATGGAAAAGTTGATCGCTAAGACCAAGAAGATTCCGTATATTGATGAAAAGACTGGAGATTACAATCTCAGATTCAATCTACAGAACATGGTTGAAGACTTTTACTTGCCTGTACGTGGTGGCGATAGTGGAACTGATATTCAACCTCTTGCTGGTATGGAATTTACCGGTATCGACGACATTGAATATCTTCGTAGGAAGATGATGGCAGCTCTTAAGATTCCCAAGGCATTTTTGAGTTACGATGAGGATTTGAGCGGTAAAGCTACATTAGCACAAGAAGACGTTCGTTTCTCTCGTACAATTGAACGTATTCAACGTATTATTATTAGTGAATTGACTAAAATTGGAATCGTTCATTTGTATGCTCAAGGATATAAAGATGCAAGTTTGGTAGATTTTAGTTTGGAATTGACCAATCCTTCTACGGTATTTGAAAAGGAAAAGGTTGCAATTTGGTCGGACAAGGTGAGTGTCGCAAAAGACATGATTGAAAATAAGTTATTCAGCAAAAAATGGGTATATGACAACGTATTTCATATGTCATCTGACGATATGGACGACTTGAAAAACGATATTGTCGATGATTCTAAACAATCATATCGTTTCAAACAAATTGAAGAAGAAGGCAATGATCCAGCAAAATCATTTCAAAAGGTTGGTAAAGAAGGTGAAACGACTGCAACTGGAGGTGGTACAACAGGTGGGGAAACAGCAGACGCAGGCGAAAAAGATGCTTCTACAGAAGCACCTTCTCTTAAAGAAAAGGCTAAATCCGATTATGAACGTCCCTCACAAAAAGGACAAAAGAAAGCTGAAAACTATCCTTTCGGAGAAGATCCCACAGGGAGACTCGAAATAAATCGAGATTTCAAATCTGATAGATCGCCTACACACAAGTATGCTGGGGGATCAGTTTTCAGTCTTGAAAATATATCTAAGGAACTAACTAATTTAGATTTGTATCTCAAGACAACCAAACAAGAAAAACAGGAATTGTTGTCTGAAAATAAGAACAAATCCATTATGGATGAAACGAATATATTGGAATAATACAAATATGGGAGTTTCATCAAATATTGATATATTTATAAATTATAACTAATAATATGCATAAATCTAAGCATTCAAAGTTCAAAAATACGGGAATTTTGTTTGAGTTGCTTACCCGTCAAATTACAGCTGATATTATCGCTGGTAAAGATGAGTCTGCTGCCAAACAAATTTTGTTTAAGTATTTTTCCGAGAACACCGAGTTAGGAAAAGAGTACCAATTATATACCTTTCTATTAAACGAAAAGGCTAGAGACACATCACACGCTGAGAGAATCATGAGCGTGGTACTAGAATCACGTTCTCAACTTAATGACAAAGTATTAGCTCAACAAAAGTATGAATTGATCCGTGAAATCAAAGACATTTATCAAATTGATAATTTTTTAAAGGGTAATATTAAAAATTATCGTATTTTGGCATCGATATACAAAGTTTTTGAAAATAAGACAGCTTCTAAGTTTGACGTTAAAGAAGTAATTCAATCCAGAGAATCAATTATTGAATGTTTGTGTAATGTGGTTGTGAAAAAATCAGATACTGAAGAAAATCTACTGGAATACTATAAACAACAAAGCGAAGATATTAGACTACTCGCTTATAAATTACTCTTGGAAGGAATGAATACCAAGTATAAAGACTTTGATGAAAATCAAAAGACCCTTATACGTGAATACATTTTAAATGTTTCAAACACCAATTCGTTGGCAACATTTGTATGTGAAGAAATTGAAAAGATTAAGAAGATTATTAGTTCGTCAAAGAATAAAGTAAGTGATAATCAAGTGGTTGTAATTAAACTTGCTGAAATAACCAACGTGTTGGATAAAGTAAAACCAAC